ACCACTGGATTGACAACGGGGTTCACCACTGGATTGACAACGGGGTTCACCACTGGATTGACAACGGGGTTCACCACTGGATTGACAACGGGGTTCACCACTGGATTGACAACGGGGTTCACCACTGGGTTCACCGCTGGATTCACCACTGGATTGACCACTGGGTTCACTGCCGGGTTCACCGCTGGATTCACCACTGGATTGACCACTGGGTTGACAGCGGGGTTGACAGCGGGGTTCACCGCTGGGTTGACAGCGGGGTTCACCGCTGGGTTGACAGCGGGGTTCACCGCTGGGTTCACCGCTGGATTCACCGCTGGGTTGACAGCGGGGTTCACCGCTGGATTCACCGCTGGGTTGACAGCGGGGTTCACTGCCGGGTTCACCGCTGGGTTGACAGCGGGGTTCACCGCTGGGTTCACCGCTGGATTCACCGCTGGGTTGACAGCGGGGTTCACTGCCGGGTTCACCGCTGGGTTTATTAGGGGCGCAAGAGCTGGGGCTTGAAGTGGCTCTACGCCAGGAGCAGGCTCGGGAAGGCCCCCAGGAAGCGGATTCGGCTGAGGAAGTGGAAGCGGATTTGGGGCGGGAAGGCCGCCAGGAAGCGGCTCTGCCCCTGGGAGAGGATTTACCCCTGGAAGGCCAGGAAGCGGATTCGGCTGAGGGAGCGGATTCGGCTCAGGCAAAGGTGGATTGACCACCGGAAGGTTTCCTGGCGGAGTGACAACCGGGTTTACCAAAGGCTCAGGCAACGGTGGATTGACCACCGGAAGGTTTCCTGGCGGAGTGACAACCGGGTTCACCACTGGGAGATTCCCCGGTGGGTTATCTACAAACGGTTTTTCTGGTTCAAATACCGGCTCGTTTGCGGGGGCTTCCCCGGGCTTTATATCAGGAGTTGTAAAAGGGTCGTTTGCCGGTAAGCCCCCCGGTCTTATCTCGGGAACGATAAGCGGGTCATTTGCCGGTGGTCTGTTCGGATTTACTACGGGGGTTGTGTCTGGAAGAGGGAGGTCTTCAGGCTTTTCTTCAGGAGTTTCTTCCGGCAATACCCGGGCAGGAAGGCCGCCCTGTATCGCAGTATTTTCATCTGCAGAATTTATAGCACCAAGGTCTAACGGGCTGCCCGCAGCAGGAGCGTCTGCAGGAGCAAGGACATCAAGGCCCCGGGAAGGTGACCGGTACGCCGCGTCTATGTCGGCAGCACTGACCGGAGTTCCGACGGGTGCTGCAGTCGAAACGCTGGAGAGCGGCCCCTTCATGAGATCGCCGAACGTAGACGGCGCAGACTGGGTTGTTGATAAAGGGCTTGAAGTTTGTGGCGTACCCGCAATTGCTGCCGAACGAACTTGGTTCAAATCAAGATTGGCGTACTTACCTACGGAACTCAACGCGGCAGTTGCCGCGTCTGCGGGTGACATGCCCGCTTTCACGTTGGCCGCCATTTCCGCAGAAACGGCTTGAGCAATTCCGGTGTTGAAAGCGTTTAGGTTTGCGCCGGCGTTTGAAAGGCCCATCCCAGGCGCTGCGGCTGAACCAAGACCCAATGCCAGAAGAGCATTCTGGGCGACAGCCGAAAGACCCCCACCGGCAGCAGTGCTAAGTGCGGCGTCGTTGGCCGCTAAACCCGATCGGCCCAACGCACTGAGTGCCCCGGAATCCAATGCTGCCGAACCAAGGGGCACCGATTTCAGGAGAGCTTGGGTATCCACCAGCGACGCGGGCGCGTCTGTGGAGTTCAACGCCGCGTGTATTTCGCTTGGGTACTTGTACCCCGATTCTGCGCCAGTCCACACGCGCCCTTGATCATCGGTGCTTCCCAGCGCAGGTTCTGCGCCGCCGACGTAATAAGACCGCCCGGGTTGAATGCCTTCTTGCGGTTCGTTGGTCGGCGCTCCAGCGGTTTTGGAAGTCTGGACGCTAGACTTCACCGCCCCCGTAAGCTGGTCTACCGCCGCCCGCAACATCGCGCCAGTAGGGTCCTTCCCCATCAGGGCTGCAACAGCTCCAGGCCCAAGGATGTTCATTGCGGTGGTGGGCAGGCCGCTTTGCCCCAACGCGCCCCCAACAAGGCTGTTGGCCCCCGAAGACAACCCCGCGCCAAGGCCGCTCTGGATCGCGGCTTGGCCAATATCACCAAGGCCCTTACCCTGGAGCGCAGCGCCCGCAGCGCCGGTGGCGGCCCCGGTAATGCCCTTGCTGATGGCCGCATCCACCGAGGGGATGCCGGTGGGAGTGAGGCCGCCCTTGGGCAACATGCCCCCGATGGTGGAGCCCGCGTACGACGTGGCACCACTGAGGAGGCCCGCCTTCGCCATGTCCGAGAGATTCCCTCCCATGCCGTAGGTCTTGCCGGCACCGAAAAGACCTTGGCCTATTGCTAGTTGCGCGCCTTGACTTAAAGAAGGCGCAACCATAGCGCCCAAATTAGTGGCTCCAAGTCCTCCCACCGCCGCCATACCGGCGCCGATAATTAGCTGGGCAATCCATTCATTAGGGTCGGTCAGGTCTACATCTAACGGCTCGCCAACCAACCCAGTGTCGTCAAAATGTTGGGTCTGGTACTTGTTAGGGGCAATCTGTTTCCAAGCAACGTCTTGCGGTATGGATTCTGGGCCTAAAGAACCTATAGTTTGGTCTTGTCCTTCACCAGCAAGATAGGTTGCGGGGCCAGTGCCCGGGATATAAAAAGGAGTATCGACAGTGCCGACTTCACCTTGCCCTGGAATCATACCCGCCGGGCCAGTGAACCAACCTTCAGGCAATTGTGTTGTCATACTGTCATTGCTCCGGTCAAGGCAAACGCCCAGTCCTGCCATTTTGAGAAGCCACGGGTGTCAGGCACGCTAGACTTGGTGAAGTAGCCAATGCCCGACAGGGCGATGCCCCACTCCTGCCACTTGTCCTCGGGCGCGGTGCCCAACTGCTGGACGGCAAACTGCTCCGCCGTCCTGGCGCACCACTGCTCCCACGTCAGGTTGCGGGGATCCAGCACCACCGCCATTATGGGTTACCCGTGCTGCGGACGTCGCTGGTTGCCAGTGACAGCATCACGCTGCCGGTCTGGTAGTCACCGTTCTCGGTGTTCGACTCAAACCGCAGCCGCATCTCGCGGCGCTGCTCGCGCATGTCGATCTTGATCGTGTTGGGCGTGAAGGTGTACGGGTCCGACTCCCGGTCGACGTCCTCCGCGTAACCCCGGCCCGTGATCACCAGAGTCATGTTGCCGGTCTGCACGAAATCCGGCTCGACCCGCTCGATTCTTGTCCACATGTTGTCCCCAGGCTTCTGGGTGGCGCCCACCGTGCCCGTCAGGAAGCCCAGGTTCGGCGTCTCAAAGTAGCTGCGGATGGCGTTGACGGAGGTCAGGTAGACCTCGTTGGTGCCCGTCTCGTGCTGCCAGAGCGTGTACTTGCCGGTGCTGTTGGCGACGTTGCCGGCCCAGATGGGCTTGGGCAGCACCTCGGAGAACACGCCGGCAGAGCGTTGGGCGCCGATCGCTTGCCCGGCGTCGTACCACGTCTTCTCACGCACGTTGTAGATGACCGCGTCGGTGCACTCGGTGGCGTCGCCCTTGGGGTAGAACCACCAGATCTCACCGTACCTGGGGATCTTGGTGGCCCAGACCTTCTGGCGCTGGGCGAAGTTCAGGTTGTCAAAGAAGTAGTTCTGGTTGACGTCGTTCGGGATCTCCTGGACCACGCCGGTGTACATCAGGAACCGGTCGACGCCGGCCCAGTAGAAGATGCCGTCGTACTCGATCACCGACTGCGACGACATGATCGACGTCTGGCTGCTGATCAGGTCGTAGGTCCAGTAGAAGTTCTGGCCGCCCGCCGACGTCGGCGCGAAACTCACCCGCACGAGGGAGTCGGTGGACCAGAACAAGCCGCTGGGCGACGAGGAGCCGCCGCGCAGGGGCAGGCCCCGGACGATCTTGCCGGTGGACGTGTTGTTGGCGTTGGCGTCCGCCGAGACCCAGTTGTCAAAGTCACCGGCGCTGGAGTTCTGGATCAGTCCGTTGTTGCCGTATACGAAGAGGTACGGGTGCAGGACCACGCAGCCGCCCGACACGGCGATGTTGTTGTCGAACGTGGCCGTGATGCTCCCCGTTGCGGTGGCCGCAGCCGACATGACCACCGCCAGCAGAGTCACCGAGACCACCGTGGTGCCCGCCGGGATGCCCGTGCCGGTGATGGTCTGGCCGGGGCCCACGCGGGCGTTAAGCGCCGCCAGGGTGAAGGTGGTCGTGCTGTTGGTGCTGCCGGCTGCGGTGAACACCCCCACCTTGGTCATCGACAGGCTGCCCGGGGTGCCCGGGAAGACGCTGCGCAGCACGGGCGTGTTCACCGTGGACGAGATGGCGTTCAGGTTCTGGCCTGGGTGCGCCACCAAGTTGTTGGTCGCGCTGCCGGTCGAGTCGTACCCGATGTCGAACTGCCAGAGGTTCACGGCGCTGGACGTGAAGTTGCTCAGGGAGTAGGCGTAGGGTCCCGTGCCGATGCCGTTGTCCGTGTCAGTGACCCACTGCTCCAGGCCCGCGCTGTAGCCCGATACCACGTAGTTCAGGCCGTTGGCGGCGGACATGTGCATGCCACGCGAGATCCCGGTCGCGTTCAAGAAGGAGCCGGTGTACCCGCCCATCTTGCGCGGCAGGCCGCGCTGGAAGCGCACCCACTCGCCGTCGTTGTACCGGTTGCTGGCGAACACCGTCCCATCCCGTTGCAGGCCCGGGAGGGCCGTCATTGAGATGACCTTCTGTGTCAAAACGTGCCCCCGCCGATGCCCACTGGGACCGCAAGCCCGGAGGCGCTGAGTGTGGCCGCGTTGGCCCCGGCGATCGTGAACCCGATCTGCGCCGACGCCGGCAGGTAGATGCCCGTGGTCAGGTTCGAGGTGAAGTTCAAGGGCGGCGCAGCGGCGGACCCTGGATCAAGCGTCAGCGCACTGATCGTGCCCTGGGCGGTGCTGTTGGCGTTGTAGACGTTGGTGCCGTCACAGACGGCCATCGCGGTCTTGCCCTGCGCCACCACGATCGTTGCGCCGCCACCGACCGCCGTCTTGAAGGTCAACGTGTAGGCCCCGGTCGTGTTGTTCGTGAACGAGTAGAGCTGCACCGTGGAGGGCACCACGATGATCTGGTTCGAGGCCAAGACCCCCGTGTACTCCTGGACCGTGTTCGACGCCTGGGACGACGTGAGGGTCGTGGTGCCACCGGTCACCGCCAGCAGGAGCTGGGTGTAGGCGAAGGTGTTCGAGCGCCCGTAGCCAAAGGTGTTGAAGTCCGTGCCGTTGGACGCGATCACCAGGGACTCGGTGAGCTGGAGCTGCTGCGAGGCGTTGCCGTCGATCGTGTTCGTGCCCTGCGGCGTCAGCGTCAGAATGCCGGTGCCGTTGTTGCGGATGTTGCAGAACCAGTTGTTGCCGACCGTGGTCGCCGGGGGCAGCGTGATGGCGCCCACACCACCGCCCCACACCAGGAACTGCGCCCGGCTCGTGGCGGTCAACGTGGCGTTGGAGTACAGGGTCGTGACCGGGTACGCTTGGTTCAGGGTCAGGTTGATAGGGGTCAGGCCGTACCCGGCCAGCGCCGAGGCGTTGGCTGTCGATGTACCGGCACCGAACGTCACCGAGGCCCAGGTGCCGTTGAGGGTCGCGTTGCTGGTCAGGAAGATGAACTGGGCGATGCCGGAGGCGATCGCGATGATCGTGTTGCCCGAGGTGTCGGTGACCGTGAAGGTGTTGGCGCCGACGTTGCGCACCAGCACCGACTGCCCTGTCGAGACCTGGGTGGCCGGCGGTAGCTCCAGCTTGAGCGAGGCGACGGTCGCAGTGACGTCGATGATGGCGCTCGCCACGTCCCCCTGGTTGCCGTTGATGGGCCACTCCAGCGCCGTGTCGACGCTTATGGTGAGGGCCTCGTAGCTGACCTGGGACGGGCTGATCGTCTGACCAGTGAACGGATTCGTGTAGGTGGTCATCAGGAGTCCTGTGCAACGGTTTGGCGGTCGCCTATGCGCAGCGCGTCCTCAGACTTGAGCGCCGTCATGGCCTCGGTGAAGAGCTGCGCCCACACCACCAGCCGGGTGTCGTCCTTGAGGAAGGGCGCGGTCTGTTTGAGCGTGCCGAACAACATCGCGTTGGGCGCGTTCTGGGTCAGCCAGTTGGTCTGGTTGGTGGACGACAGCGGCGGCAGGCGGGTGTAGCAGAGCGCCTCAAAGGCGAATGCCGCGGAAGGCGTCGGCGCGATGAACCAGTGGTCGTAGTCGTAGTCGGCGTAATAGAGCGGCGTGCCGGTGGCGGTGACGTCGGGCCAGTACGAGCTCAGGTATTCGAGCTTGCGCAGGAAGATGGGCTGCTTGGCCCCGGTGGCCGTGGTGAGGGTCATCGACACCGTCTTGCGCCACCGTGCCGGCTTGGCGATGACCGGG